AGAATATTCCAGTAAACTTTTTGCGAGGAGCAAACTGGAGCAACAAAGTCATCGTTGTAGATGAAGCTCAAAACTTCACCTTCAAAGAACTCACCACTGTGATCACTCGAATTGCCGAAGGTTCTAAACTCATGATTTGCGGCGACTACATGCAGAGCGACATTGGCTCTCGCTCTGGTTTTCGCGAAATGTTTGAAATGTTCAATGATGAGATTAGCCGCGAGCGAGGAGTACAGTGTTTTGGCTTTGATAACTCTGATATTGTGAGAAGCGAAATTCTCAAGTTTTTAGTTTCTAAGTTAGAAACTCGCCAAACAAAAGTGTAAAAGAAAGTGGGGGCCGCTGCAACACTGAGCCGTGTAGGCTGAAGTAACGAAAAAGGCAGCGAGCCCCCATTTAAAAAAATTAGAATTATAATTTTATACACTTATAATAAGTGTATATGAATAATATTTTTTGTTTTGAGTGTGGAAACAAACACTCTTACACTTACTCGAAACCAAAATTCTGCTCAGGGTGCGGATCAGCATTTGGCGCTGTTAAAAATCCTCCTCAAAAAACCGCTCCGAGCAGAGCATCTTTTGATGATGATGTTATCGATGAGGATGATGATGACTATGATTCCTCTGATTTTTCAGACTCAATGCGCGTTCCCAAACTGCGCAGTCTCGCAGTAGATGTAGAGTCTGATTACGAGGGAATTTCTAGCTTTAAACTAGGATCTTTATTTGGGTCGAATTCTAACGAATCTCCTAGACGCAAAAAGTCCACCCAAAACTTTGAAGATTTCATTGAAAAAAAGCGTGTCCAATAACAACTCCTACACTGAACACTATGCAACAATTGATGCGGTAGTCAACAAATTCCAAAAAAAATGGCAGCTAAAAGCCATTGCTTGGTTTGACTTTGAAGATGTATCTCAAATGGTCAAGCTGCACATTTATAAAAAATGGCACATGTGGGATGAGACAAAACCCCTTGAACCATGGATTGCTCGAATCACTAGCAATCAAATCAAAAACATCATCCGAAACAACTACACAAACTATGTGCGCCCCTGCATGAACTGCGAATTCAACATGGGCGGCACACTCTGTGCTAAAAATTCATCTGGCAATCAAGAAGAATCTTGCAGTGACTATGCTAAATGGTCAAAATTAAAAAAAATTGGCTACGGAATAAAAATGCCTCTCTCTATTGAGAATCATCTCGTAGAAGTTGACCAAAAGCAAGACTCTTACATTCATTTTGATTCATCACTAGAAGAGTTGAACAAGATGATGAAAAACGCTTTATCAGCAGAGCATTACACAGTGTACGTAATGCTTTTTTTAGAAAAAAAATCAGAAGAAGATGTGGCAAATTTCATGGGTTATAAAACTAACGAAAAAAACCGCAAAGCTGGCTACAAGCAAATCAAAAATTTAAAGAACATGCTCAAAAACAAGGCGAAAGAAATCATTTATCAAAACGACATCATCAAATGACTCTACTACCCGAACAAGAAGCTAGAATTTTAGAAATTCTCAAATCAACCACTGATTTGAATGAGATTGTGCGTTTCGCATTCGACAGTCCCAGTCTTGATGGCAGAAGCAAAGAGGGCAGGCTAGTTAGATCTTATCTCATCAACAGCAAAGTCAAATTTAAAACAACAAAGCGAGACAAAGCTGATCCTTTAGATTTTTCTCCAGAGCAAAGAAAGTTTATCTTAGCAAATGCTAACGCTGGCTTATCTTCCTTAGCAATTGCTCGCTTAATCTTTCCACTGCGAGATGTGGGAGCACTGTCTATTGAGCAGAGAGGAGTGCTAGATGTGATTAGAGAAGAGAATCCAGACTTCACTCCCAGCTCTGACGTTGACACTCCCCTAAGCAACTACATTGCGCCAAAATCACCAGGAAGAATTGTTAAAAAAATCAATGATGCTACTGGCAGCGCACTAGAAGAAGAAAAACTCAACCGACAGCACAAAATCTGCATAGATCGTTTGGGAATCAACTTGAACAACTCGCGCTTTTTAACAATTGTTAATAACTACACTTCCAAAGAAGACAGAGTGTTGTTTGAAGAAGAGTTTGTTCGCTTAACATGGGACAAGCCAGACTTAACATCTGATGAATTAAACTTGTACATGAACGTGTGCAAAGAAATCATCAGCTTGGAAATTGTTAGCAAGCATTTGAACAAACTAAACGATGCTTTTGATCTTGCCAGCGACAATGATGAAATCACTGTTCGACTAGCAGAAATCATCAAAGCTAAAAGCTCAGAATATCATCAATGCGAGAGTCGCATTGAAAACTTAACGAAAAAACTACAAGGAGATCGATCTGAGCGAATGAAAAGTCGCCACAAGGAGAATTCTTCTATATTATCACTGGTTCAATTTTTTCAAGATGAGGAAGAGAGAGTCAATATGGTTCGCATTGCTGAAATGCAGAGACAACTAGTAAAAGATGAGGCTGAAAAGATTGAAGGAATGGCTGACTGGAAAGCTAGAGTTTTAGGAATTTCAATTGACGATGTGCTTTAAATGTTACGAATGCAATTCAGAGTTTGAAGCTTTAAAAAGCTTACACGCTCACGTTAAAAAGCATAACATGCTTTTGGGGGATTATTATGTAAAAAATTATTCTCGCAAAAACAAATTAACTGGAGAACTTCTTCCTTTTAAGAATTATGCTGAATATTTTGAAAAAGATTTTTCCAATTATGAACAATTATTAAAGTGGTGCGAAATTTCCCCTCCAGAAGTTGTATCAGAATATATATTGTCTCTTTTAAAAAATAGAATAGATAAAAAAGAATTAAAATATGGACCAAGTACTATTGAATTGTATTCTGCCAATCTCCCACCTGTTAGTTTATATAAAAAACATTTTGGAAGCTATTCTGCTGCATGTGAAAAATGCGGCGTTAAGCCTATGTTCGCGAATTCAATTGCACGCAGTTTTCATAATGATTTCTCAAGCGTCAAAATTTTTATAGACACTAGAGAACAGAAACCACTAGAGTTTAAAAATTCTGAAAAGTTAAAATTAGATACTGGAGACTATGCTGTTTCTGGAGATTATTATAAATATTGCTATGTAGACCGAAAATCCATTGAAGACTTGGCGGGAACCTTATCTTCTGGAAATGCTCGCTTTAGAAAAGAGCTTGAGCGCTGTAGAAGCGCAGGATGTTTCTTGTTCATCGTGATCGAAGAAGATTTATACAAATTAGAAACTCTAACAATCTTTAAACGCAGACAAATAAATTTAAAATTTATTTTACATGCTCTTAGAGATGTTCAACAAGAGTATGGCGACTGCTGCCAGTTCATTTTTAGCGGCAGTAGAAAACGCAGCGAATTTTTAATTCCTAAACTGTTAGTTTTAGGAGATGTGATGAAAAATGTTGATGTTCAATATTATTTGACCGTTGGACTATTAGATTATTAAAATATTATGAGTTGGGAAGCTGGACATCAAAAACTACACAATAAATTCAGAGGAATTAATGAAGAAATTCTAAATACCAAAGGATTTATTGACGAGAGAAAATCTAAACTTTTATTATATAAATTTTTAAAAGAAAATCCCTCGTTCACTTCTGAATTCATGACAGGAGTCTCTTTGTTTCCTTTTCAACACATGGCTATTAAAGCGATGATGGACTCTGATTACTTCTTAGGCATTTGGAGTCGAGGTATGAGCAAGTGCAGTCATTACGATTCATTAGTGTGGACAGATAGAGGACTTATTAAAATTGGAGATATTAAAATTGGAGATAAAGTTCAAAGCCTTATAGGATTCAATGAAGTTGAAAATAAAGTTATAAATAATAAGCAGCAATCTTATAAGATTACTACTCAATCAGGATTAGTTTCTAATGGTTTGGATTATCATAAATTATTAGTCTTTAATAAAGATTTAGAATTCGAATGGAAATTTTCTAAAGATATCATTATTGATGATATTTTGGTTATTAAAAAATTCAAAACTCTAGAACTTTTGCAAAAAGATATTTTTGCAGATTTTAAATTTGAAAATAACGTAGTTAATTTTAATAAACCAAAAGTTGTTAAATTTGATAATGCACCTTTAAAGGATTGGTACTATTTCTTTGGCCTGCTTATTGGAGATGGGTGTATTTTAAATAGGGGAATATCTATCACTTCTGAAGATTTTGAAATTAAAGATTTTTTAGAAGCTTTTTCTTTAAAACTGGGCCTTAATTTAACCGTTGCAAATAAACCAGGAAAAACCAAAGATTTTAGAATTTATTCAAAGGAATTAATTTCATTTTTATATCATTTAGGATTTGATCAAAAAAAAGCTTGCGAAAAAAATATCCCAAGTATTTTAACACAAGCTTCATCAGAAAATATTCAATTTTTAATGAGAGGATTATTTGATACAGATGGATATTGCGCCACTCAAAGAAAAGAAAAAAAAGGAACTTGTGTAAGGGTCGGATTTACTTCAACTAGCGAAGTACTAATCCATCAAATACTTAATCTATGTTTACAAGAAGGTTTTCTTTTTAAGAAAAAATTAACATTTAAAGGCGGTGTATCTAATTTTCCTAATGGAAAAATTTACAACTGCAATAAAGCTTGGAGTTTAATTTTAAGCGATGGCAAATCTGTAAAAGAATTTGGTGAAAAAATTGGTTTTAATATCAAAAGAAAACAATCTAAAATTCTTGATTTACAAGAACAAACTTCACAAGATGGTAGTTTTTGTGAATTCATACCATATGTCGGAGATTTTTTAAAGAAAAAACTCAATAAGAAATCTATTTGTTTCATTAAAGACGAAAAAAAAATAAAATTAAATTTTAGAGAAAAAACTAGCAGAGTTCTTTTGAATAAAATTTTAAATTTTGAAAACTTACCAGATGATATTCGGGAAAAACTTAATTTTTTAAATAAAAATGATGTATATTTTGAAAAAGTTAAATCAGTAGAAATGGACGAATGCATCACTGTTGATATTCAGGTTGCTAATGAACATTGTTATATAGCAGATGGGATAGTTAATCATAACTCCTTCTCTACAGCAGTGTTTGCCATCTTAGATGCGACGTTAAATCAAGGAGTTCACATTGGAATTATTAGTAAATCATTTCGTCAGTCGAAAATGATTTTTAGAAAAATTGAAGAAATCTCTCGAAGTCCAAAAGCTGGATTTTTAGCTCAGTGCATCACTAGAATTTCCAAAACAAATGATGAATGGATCATTGAAATTGGAAGAAGCAGAATAACTGCCTTGCCACTAGGAGATGGTGAAAAATTAAGAGGTTTTCGCTTTCAAAGAATGATTATTGATGAGCTTCTTTTGATGCCCGAAAAGATTTTGAATGAAGTTATTCTTCCATTCTTATCTGTGGTGGAAAATCCTACAGAAAGACAGCAGCTTCACGATTTAGAGAGCAAATTAATAGCCAAGGGGGAAATGCAAGAAGAAGATCGCTATCGCTGGCCAAGCAATAAGATTATTGGTTTGTCATCAGCAAGCTACAAGTTTGAATACTTATATAAGTTGTATCAAGAGTACGAAAGACTCATTATGCATCCAGATCGACAAGATGGCGCTCACAGAGTCATCATGCATTTTAGTTATGACTGCGCTCCTCAACAATTGTATGATCAAAACTTGCTCAGCCAAGCAAAAGCTACAATGAGTCAGTCTCAATTTGAGCGAGAATTTGGCAGCGTGTTTACAGACGATAGTTCGGGGTATTTTAAAGTTAGTAAAATGGCTTTATGCACAGTAGTTGATGGAGAGGGGCAAAGTGTAGAAATTATGGGAGAATCCAAGGCTGAATACATTGCTAGTTTTGACCCTTCATGGTCAGAGAGTGATGGATCAGATGATTTTGCCATTCAATTAATCAAATTAAATCCATCCAAAAAAGGAGGAACTGTGGTTCACTCTTATGCTATGGCAGGAACCAACTTGAAAAAGCACATCGAGTATTTTCACTATTTATTAAGTAATTTTAATATTATAGCTGTTGTGGGAGACTACAATGGAGGCGTTCAATTTTTGAGCGCATGTAATGAGAGCGAAGTTTTTAAAAGAGACGGTTTAAAACTAGACACTTTTGATTTTGATTTTGACAATATAGCAGATTACGACAAATCTTTGCGCGAGGCTAGAAGTCAATACAATTTAACAACCAAAAGAATAGTTCACTTGAGAAAGCCTAGTTCTTTTTGGATTAGATATGCTAATGAATTGCTTCAGGGTTCTTTTGATCATAGAAGAATTTGGTTCGCGGGCATGGCAATTGATGATGACTACTCTAGGCAAAAAACTGCCAAGATTAGCATTGATGAT